AACTGGCAGCGGCACAGGTGCGACGATGACCGACGACGAAAAGACCCGCAAACTCCGGGACAAAGTGTACTGGTTGGAAATGCGGGTGAAGATTTTACAGGCAAGAAACAAGGAGCTACGGCAATGGATCAACAAATTGACAAACAAGACTCACGAAGCACGGAGGGCGGGGAAGTGAAGGTAGGCGACAAGCTGATTTTGCGGCATGATCGATACGCCGAAATCCTGACGGTTGAACGCATCACCAAAAGCGGGCGAATCAAGGCCGAGGGGCATGAGTTCAATTCGGACCTGACGAATCGCGGCGGGGGTCGATGGAAGCGAGCCGAGATTGCAACGCAAGAAAAGCTCGAACTAATAGAGGCAGAGCGAAGGGTCGCTAAGGCTAGGAATGACCTCAGGGATATTGTTTGGTTTCGAGTTCCCGATAGCGTTGTTTTGGCGACGGCCGAGGCTTACGGTTTGGCGATGAAAAAACACAACAAAGGAATCGAGGTGCAAGGTGAGTGAGTTCAAAGTAGGCGATCGGGTTTGGGTGTTATGCGAGGTGGCTGTGGTGTACAAAGATCGAGCCGATCTTTACATGGACATCAGGCACGATTGCGCAGTCTTCGAGGCAAAGGCAAGCGACTGCCGACCCGTCGAACCGGCAGCCAAAGAGTCGACACCAGCGCAGAAGCTAGCCGAGCGGACCATGAAAGCAATCTGGGCAGCAAACGATTCGGTGAACGGAACGCCAGTTATTAAGGAATGCTTAACAACTGAATCCAACTCCCCGGAAATTCCGGATAGTTCGAGCAAACTTCTCCGGGTCGGCGATGCAGTGCGATTTGTCTGGCCTGGGCATAAGCATCATCGAGCGAAAGGAGTTGTGAAATCAATTACCAAAGAGGACGGGGAGTATCTTTTTGAGTCTGATTGCGGGCAGTTCGGTGGATGGTTTTCGAGCGATCAGATTGAGCGACTCAATCAGGTCGACCCCATCAACCCTAGCCACTACAAGCAAGGTGGCATCGAGTGCATCGAGGCGATTAAAGCGGCCCTTGGCGATGGCTTCCCTGACTACCTTCGAGGCAACGTCATGAAGTACCTTTGGCGATACAAGGAAAAGGGCGGCGTTGACGACCTGCGTAAGTCGGCATGGTATTTGGATCGACTGTTCAAGGAGGTGAGCGAATGATTTATCTAGGCATCGACCCGGGGCCGGTCGAAAGCGCGTTCGTTTGGTGGGATGCGGAATCGGAAAAGGTTATCGGGCTTCAGTCGGTTCCGATATTTAAGCTCGGCTCGTTTGAAATTAGGCCACTACTCAAAGGCGTTGACCATGTCTCCATCGAATGGATTGAGTGTTTCGGCATGGCCGTCGGGCAAGAGACGTTTCGAACGGTGGCGGGCATTGGCTGGTTTGCGTCACAGCTTTCGGGATTCGATAGGCCCCTCCGGCTTGTCCCGCGTCGAGCGGTTAAACTACACCTATGCAATTCCATGAGGGCAAGGGATGCCAACGTCCGACAGGCCCTTATCGATCGCTTCGGCAAAGTAGGCACCAAGAAACAACCGGGCAAGCTCTACGGCGTGGCGACTCACTTTTGGGCGGCGTTAGGCGTCGCGGTCTACTCGGCGGATGTTTTTGACCCGACGCAGTTTTGGATCGAGGATTTGAGGAACAAGGCAGGCAAATGATGGAACGCAAAAACATATATCTTTGCGGGCGGATAAACGGATGCACTGATGCGGAGTGTAAAGACTGGAGGACTGTAGCTAAGCAGCTCCTGCTTGAGCATAACTGCATCGACCCTATGCGTCGAGATTATCGCGGATGCGAAAACATCTACACCTACGAGATTATCGAGAAAGACAAGGAGGACATCGACAACAGCGAAATCATTTTGGTTTGGATCGACAAACCAAGTTTCGGAACGGCGATGGAAATTATGTACGCTAACATGAACGGGCAGACGGTTTTCGTAGTAAACAATATAGGCGATGCGTTATCGCCTTGGGTTGCATACCATGCGACATTGGTTTTTAACACTTTACGAGATGCTTGCGAAGCGATTAACAGAGGTGCGTTTTGATAGTAATGCCAGCGAATTCGACCGGGTGGTTTTGGCACTGTCTCGCAAGAGAGACGGGCCGGATTGGGCATCTTTACTCCCCAGGGGCTCAGCGAGGGCCGTTTCCCTGGTTTCCTTTTGCGTTAGACAACGGCGCGTTTTCTTGCTGGGATCGACACACAAACGTGTTTGATTTCGCTAAATGGAATGCTATCGAGCCGAAATGGCAGCGGATGATTGAATGGGCCGGGCTCGGTGCGCAGTCCCCTCGATGGGCTATCGTGCCAGACGTTCCAGGTAATGCCGAAGCAACGCTAGAGCGATGGAGCAAGTACGTTCAGCGGGTTCACGATTGCGAAATCAACGCGGCTATCGCAGTGCAAGACGGAATGACCGTTGAGCAAGTTAAAGCATTGCGACCCGGGCCGGTTGTGGTTTGCGTAGGCGGGACCGATGAATTCAAATGGGGGACGCTCCAACAGTGGACAGCCAATTTTCCAAGGGTCCACGTTTTGCGGGTCAACCAACCGGACAAACTCAACTTCCTTGAGTCGCTGGGCGTTGAGTCTTGCGACGGGACTGGGTGGAATCGAGGCAACCGAAAGCAGACTAAAGGCGTTGAGGAGTGGGCCAGAAACAAGCCGACGCCAACGCAATCGCATATCTGGCGATGGTGCTGCCGAAGCGAAGACAAGCAAGGCGAACTTTTTTCGAACTAGGGGCGCAAATGACCAAGCTTTACCAGTCCTGCCTTTCGATGAAAATTTGCCTCGGTGATTGTCAAGCCCCTTGACTGGGGATAAGATGTTGGAAAGGAGAAAAACCATGAACCTCTCAGAGTTATTCAAAAGCAAGCGATTTTGGGCAGCAGCAGCTACGATTGCCGTGGTTGTTTTGAAGGATCGCCTACCACTGACCGAAGATCAGATTCAAGAGCTAGTTTGGGTTGTTGCGGCTTGGATCGTTGGCGATTCAGTCCGACCCGTGCCAAAACCCGATGAGGTGGCAAAGTGAGCCGATTAAAACTCGCAGACCGACGCGCAGCACGCCGAGCGGCTAGGGAAATTTGGATTGCCAGCAAGACCGACGCTAGCCTTGCAAAGCTGGTGAAGCAGGCGGTTGACGGCGATGAGGACGCGCAAAAGCTTCTCTTTGCGACTCATCCGGAAATGCCGGTCGGAATCGATCCGGCCACCTTGTTTCTGCTCATTCAGATCGCGTTGAAACTTTGGATTTGGTGGCAACAAAACAAGGTTGAGATTCCTTCGGCAACGGTCGGAGTGGGCGAACCTTTTGACGACGACGAATAACCCCCGGCCAACCCGAACTTTACCAAGCAAATAGGGGCTCGGTGAGTTGGCAGGGGGCAAAATGGAGTGACGGATGGCAAAGCAAGAAAACAACTGGATTCCTTGGTTAATCATTGGGGGGCTAGTCCTCTACGTGGTCAACCAGCAACCAAAGGGAGGGGGTGATCCATCTAAGCCGTCGGCGGTAACGGCGGTTGTCCGGTCGACGATCCCAAGCATTCGGGCGGCATACAAGCAGGCTTTCCTTGACGCTGCGGCCAAGATCGAAGCGGGTGAAATTAAAGACCAAGAGGCTTGGACCAAGTTCATTGCCGACAATGCAGGCGGTAAGAATCGCGAAGCCTTGGACAAGGTTTACTCGGCGATTGATGAATTAAAATTGCCGGTCGCGTTCGCCGGCAAGGAAAAAGAGCTGGCAAAGCTCAATAGGGAGATCGCAAGCTCGTGGTAGCCCTATCGTTTTTTATGGCGTTTTGTATAATAAAAGAACCCTGCGACGCTGTAACGTCCAGGGCTCAGGTCAACCCCTTTTATCCCAAGGAGCCAACAATGGCATTGTATCAATCGTCGGGCAAGTATCAAGTAAAGGTTGTTTCCTCAAGCGGGAAGCAGTATTACCAGCAAAGATCGGTTTACAAGTGCGGGTTTTGCGGTGCTAAAAAAGAAATGGCTTGCCATGTCGCTGCGAAAAGCATTTCCTGCGGATGTCAGAAAAAAAAGCACGGAATGACATCTAGCCCAACGTTCAAAAGCTGGGAGTCTATGATTTGGCGATGCAAATCAGAATCGCAAAAGTACTACTTCCAGAAGGGCGTATCTGTTTGCGAGCGATGGGAGTGCTCTTTCAAGGCGTTTTTTGAGGATATGGGCGAAAGGCCAGCGGGGGCTACTATCGATCGAATCGATAATTCCAAGGGGTACAGCAAAGATAATTGCAGGTGGGCCACAAAGCAGCAGCAAGCCAGGAATAGGACCAACAACAAGATCCTCACCATAAACGGCGTAAGCAAATGCGTATCGGAATGGGTGCTAGAAGAGGGTGCCGCCAGTGACTCAAGAATAAGAAACCGCTTAATCGCAGGATGGCCGGATCACTTGGCAGTGTTTGCTCCACCAAGATTTAGGTTTGCAAAGACCGGAGGAAAAGCATCGTGCTAGACTTTTTGATCAGGGCGGCAAAAGGCGAATGCAGGCAGGACGACGAAATACTTTCAATCGTTCTTTTTGGTGCGTCGTGCTGGTTTTTAGCGGTCGCTGGTTGGTTTATGGTTCTTGGGGTTTTTGCCCTTGCAGCCTGGAAGTTTTTCGATCTTGGGCATTATTTGGGGGCGTGGTAGAATGAACGAAATCGGATTGCTTACTTGGTACATCGTTCAGTTGGTGCTATGGGCCGGGCCTTTCGGCGTCGCGGCATTTTTGGCGGTGCTGACAGGGGCGGCTTTCTTTGCAGGCTACTCGATGCGACGTAAGCAACCAAAGCCAATGCAAGCCCAAAAACTCGATCATATCAAATACGATATACTGCCCGATGGATCGCTTGGCCCGGGTGACCCGAGAGGACTGGAGGACGGCGAATGAAGCGGGCAAGGCGGTATGCGGCCAGGACGATTTTGTTTGTGTTGCTTGTCGCAGCGTCTCCATTCGCAATAACCAAAATTCTTGCCAATGCTCTATTTGATTTCGCTGTCGTTCCGATGCTCGAAAGCCTGGAGATAATCGCCAATGACGACTGAATTTACCGGCTACAACCCCGAAATCGAGAACCGCGACGAGATCGCCAACACAGCAACCCCTGTGCTTTTCGCATTGAGCGACGTTGATGCCCCCGAAGAAATCGACCCTCGGCCACTGGTAAGGCATGACGACCAAGCCAATATGGGCTCCTGCGGAGGGTTTGGCAACACAAACAACGGCGAAGGCCTTTGGGGGCTCGTGACGGGCTCAATGAGCAACGAGAGGCAGTTCAGCCAGCTATATGCTTACCTAGAGGCTCAGAGGCTCGACGGGCTACTAGGACAGGATAAAGGCTCGACGATTAGTAGCGGGTTGAAGGTGGCAAAAGCAGGCTACCTAGAGCTCAAGCATCTGCCGTATCAGACCCCCTATCCCCGCAACGCTCGCACTTTGGTAACCGATGAGATGCGGGCTATTGCCAACAGACCCCAAGGCTTTCGAATTCGCTCCCATGCGTGGCTAGAATCCTACGATGACATTTTCAAGTACTTGGCGTCGCAAGCAGGAACCGTTTACCCCGGAACTCCCTGGAACGATTCTTTCTATGGCAGGAACGGGGTGCTTGAGTCGGTAAGCTTTACCAATCGCGATGGCGGTCATGCCTACGCTTTTTTAGGCTATTCGAAACGCAAGGACCGACAGGGCCGAAACTACATTTGGCGGCTAAACAGTCACGGTAATGATTCTTGGACCGAGGTTGCACCTTCGGTTATCGATCAACTTTGCAAGCACAAATGGAGCTCCATTGTAGGGATGAGCGACTTGCTGACCCCAGGGCCAAATCGGGTTCTATGGAAGGAAGCTAGGCCACTAGGATGAACCACATCAATTCCCATCAATGGTCGACTGGCGGTTATCGCCCCAAGCCGGGCGAAACTAGCACAGCAAACGCAAGCCTAGAGCAACTCGAAACCTACGCTCGCTTTGGAGTCTTGAAAATCGAAAAATGCGAATCGGTTCCATTGGGATCGTTTTTATCAAACAGTCACAGAACAACCGTCTACGTCCACCCAAGCGAAGAGGCTAAATTCAAAGCCTTGGCCCAAAAAGCTTGGGCGAATTGTGTAAGAAAAACGAGGCCCGATTCCTTGCAGGCGGGGTCTTAACATGACAGAAAAAGGGAGTCCCATCTTGTTGTTAATCGCACTTGGTTTGCTTTACTGGGCGTCGATTCCTGTTGAGGCGCCAGACCCTACGCAATGCGACATCCTCGAGAATTCAAAGCCATTGATTGAGGAAGTCGCAAAAGTTGAGTTTGTTGCGCCCCCAAAGGAACCGGACCCCATGCCTAGCCCCTCGGACAAGCCCCACGAAAAGACCAAACGCGAAGTGCTTATTTTCGTCTCCAAGAACTGCCCCCCTTGCGAAAAATGGAAGCGGTGCGAAATGCAGCGTTTCATGGATGCGGGATGGGCTGTTGGCATCGTCGAGGTTCATTCCTACGGGCTCACGCCGACGTTTGAAATCGAATCGGGCGATCGAAGGGTGACGCTTAAGGGCTACACAACCCTGGAGCAAGCAGCGGAGGCGGTGCGATGATGTTTCTGTTGTTGGCTCAACTGTCGCAGGAAGCTCAGCTAAGTGCTACAGCGGCTATTATGACGACGATGGGCGGTGCTGTTGCCACGATGTTTTTGTATTACATTAAGGCGAACGCGAAGACTCAAGAAAACCTCGAAAAGCTTGCGGTTGAAACCAAGGCAGACCTAAGGGAGTGCCGAGAGGACCGAGAAGTTTTGCACGGCAAGTTTCATGAATTGGCAATGCAGGTCGCTCAAGTAAAAAGGGATCAGTAAATGGACCAGCTTTACGCGAAGCTTTGCCCTAAGCTTAAGCAAGCCAAGTTTGCGACGATGGGCGACCTAGAAGCGTTGCTAGAAATTCAATCGGAACTTGTCACCATTCGCGTTTTGGTGCCAACGGCTAACGTAGTCGCTCACGCAAGCCAAAACGGCTATAGGCACAAAATCACAATCGCGGCAGCAAACGCAGGGCATCCATGCCAAGGGCTGGCGATTGACATTGCGGCTTACATTGATTCGGTGAAGATTCAAAATGTCGACATGGACCTGCCAGAGACCCAAGGCATGTTGGCAGCTATGGTCCAGTGCGGATTCGCAACATCCGCACAAGTCGCAAGCCTCGACGCACTAGCCAATAAACAGGTGACATGGTGCGAGTCCGAAGGATTGCCCGAAATCGGCTTGGGCCACATCGTTTCTGCGCGGGAGATCAATAACAATGGCACTGCCTGATACATTTAAGGTTTCCCAGGGAACGGCGATTGTTTGGGGCCAAAACGGCGCTACGGGCGTGACGGCTGATTTGTCCCTCAACAATCTACTAGACACAACGGCTCAACAAGGGGCGTCTGTTGACCTTGGTGCTGATTGGGATCAGCAATACGCCGTTTATTTAATCGTCGAGACGGGGACGGCACCAACGGCGGGAAACGTGGTCGACCTTTATTTAGTTAGCTCTCGCAACGGTACAGACTGGCCGGCCAAGGTGACAGGCTCGAATGCGGCTTACACGCTCGGAACAGGTGACGCTAATTTGAGGCAGGCAGGGTCCCCGGTGGTTTCGCTATTCGCTACCAATGACGCCAATACTGTATTGCAGCAGGCTCCTGTAATTTGGACTCCATCGGGCCGATACGTCGCTCCAATCGTCGACAACAATATTGGGTTTGCGTTAAAAAACGCAAGCCCGGCAACCGGAAGTGCCTCGCGAGTAATTTTGGTTCCTCGGATCGAAAAGGTAATTGATTAGTGCTCCAGACGTCGATCCAGTCCGGTTTCGCTCGCAGTCGCTCGGAGGCTTTGTATCCGCGATTGTTTCCCGATGCTGGCTGGTGGTGTCCATCACTACAAAGCCCAGGCGGTACGCGATTGCACGACTTGCGGGGAGGTAATTGGGGAACGCTGACCAACATGGACCCGGCTAGTGACTGGGTTGTAAGTGGCGGTAAGGGTGCGCTGGATTTCGATGGTTCGAACGACCATGTATTAATACCTAGATCGGGCGTCGGACTTGCTCAATTTTCACTTTTTTTTTGGGCTAAGCCATTAGGAACTGTTTCGACTCAACAGGGAATTTTCCAGTGGTCTAATTCGCTGTTTTCTTCATCGCCTTTTGTCCTCATAACCCGGCAAACATCCAGCGTTACGCGATTTTACGTAAACAGCGATTACAGGAGCACAGTTACCACGCCTTCGGACTGGGCTCATTACGGATTTGCGTATTCTGCTGGCCTATGGAAGTTTTTTTTGAATGGCTTTCAGGTCGGCTCTTACACTGGCGGATTGGCGAACCAAGCGAGTGCGGCGAGTCTATATTTCGGAAATGGTTTTGCTGCTTATTTCCAGGGTCAGTTCGATGACGCCAGGCTTTATTCAGTCGGGCTAGATGCGATAGACTCCATGCAGCTCTACAGGCTCGGTCGCGGCAATATGCCGATGGTTCGCAAAAGGCGATACACGGAGCAAGAGGCGGCTGGCTTCAAGGCGTATTGGGCCAACAGGCGATCACAACTAATCGGAGGCGGTGTCTAGTGTATCCAAGGAACGCAGCAAGCCCAGAACGAATCTCGATTGGTCCAGTTGTTCAAATCAGCGATGGAGCGGTGCAAACGGCAGGCGTGACAGTTCGAGTCTTGCCTTTCGGCGGATCTGAGGCTGACGGGGCAGGGACTGTTGCCTACTCGACCGATGGCGTTGTCTTGTATACTCCGACACAAGGCGAAACGAACTATACTTCATTCGTTTTGATCGCCAAGAAAACTGGTTGTATTCCGGCTAACGTGACGGTAGTGACTAGCGAATCGACCGTAAGCGGGCGGGTTTATGTTGCGACAAATGCGGACAAAACCGGCTACACGGCAACGGTGAGCGACAAAACAGGATTTAAGCTTGCGAGCGATGGCTTGGCTCTTGTTACATCGTGGGCGGTTGGCATCACAGGAAACATAACCGGCAATTTAAGCGGTTCGGTCGGATCGATTAGCGGCGTGACCTTCCCGACTAACTTCGGATCGATGGTAATCAACGCAGCGAACGGTCACACGGCGGCGGTCGTGCATTCAGTCCAAGCAGGGGCTTACACCTCGGCGGCGTTTGCAGCCAATTGGCTCACCGCGTCGGGCTTGGCAAGTGATGCGGTTGCTGAAATTGCCGATGGCGTATGGGATGAGGCGACCAGCGGGCACACAACAGCGGGCACAACTGGCAAGGCTCTCATCGATTCAGGGGCAGCAGGCAATCCCTGGTCGACCGATCTTTCTACAGGGTACAGCGGGACGCAAGCGGGCAACATTCTCAACAGCGTCAAGAGCCAAGCAGATTTAATTCAAGCAGGCGGTACGGTCAACGTCACCAGTCCAGTAACCGCAACAGGTCAACTCACAAGCCCGCTGATTATTGGGGATGATTATTTAGCGGCCAACGGGCGGCGGTTTAGGTGGACTGTGGCCTTGCCTAGCGGGTATGTTATCGCGACATCGACGGCTAGATTCGGGATGCGGTACGAGGATGACGAGGGCGTCAATGAATTCGTCGCTACTGGGACCGTGACCGATGCAACGGGCGGAAATGTTTATTTAGATTTTGACGTTGCCAAGACGGTTACAGGCACCCTCAGGCCAGGTTGGTACGAATGGTCAGTCGAGATTGTCAGTGCTGCAGGCGTCGAAATCACTAGGGTTAAGAGCGGTAAGAATGCTGAGTGGCAGGAGAAGCAAACATGATAGGCCCCCCTAGTCGAAAGGTACTTCCAAAGGCTCGGCTAAGCGATACGCAAATCATTAGAGATCGGAAGAGCG